AGGAAGTTACAGGCTTAATCCGAGGTCTTGACGCCTGTCTTAACTATGTAAATGACCTCTCGCGCAATCAACTGGAAGATGATGATGACTGAAGCAATCAAAAAAATTACTCCTGATGAAGATTGGGATGCACAACTACCCAAGCCTTGTGGATACCGCATATTGGTGGCTCTGCCTGACATTGAAGATTACTACCAAGGTAGTAGCCTGCTGAAGACAGATAGTGAAAAACACAAAGAGTACATCATGTCTATCATGGGAGCAGTGATCGACATGGGCGAAAGCGCTTACAGTGATGAAGAGCGGTTTCCTTCCGGTCCATGGTGTAAAGTGGGTGATTATGTGATGTTCCGCATGAACACAGGCACTAGGTTCAAGGTAAATGGCAAAGAGTTTAGGCTGATGAATGACGATTCCATTGAGGCAGTGGTTCCTGATCCTCGTGGTATCTGCAAAGTATAAGGGGTTAAGTAATGGCGTTTCAAAAGATTGAATACACATTCCCAGACGAAGATACTAAAAAGCCAGAGATTGAAGTGGAGAGTTCCGATGCCGTCGAGGTTGATCTTTCTGGCAAGAAACCTGAGAAGTCTGAGGCAAAACCTGCGAGTAAAGAGGACACTGAAGATGTTGGATTTGAGGTTGAGGTTGTTGATGATACGCCAAAAGCTGATAGAGGGCGTAAGGTTTCTGAGCCACCGGCTGATATTACTGATGACGAACTTGAAGAATACTCTGACAAGGTCAAAAACAGAATCAAACATTTCAGCAAAGGCTACCACGACGAAAGGCGGGCAAAAGAAGCAGCCCTCCGTGAAAGGCAAGAGCTAGAAGCGTATGCCAAAAAACTGGTAGACGAAAATAAAGAATTAAAAGGCACGGTTGGTAAGAACCAATCAACTATGCTTGACCAAGCCAAACGATCTGCTGCAGGCGATCTAGAGCAAGCCAAATCTAAATACAAAGAGGCATATGAGGCTGGAGATGCAGAGGCAGTCGTCGAAGCACAAGAAAACTTAACCGCTGCTAAGATTAAGGCCGATAGGTTAAATAATTTCAAACTTCCTGCTTTACAGGAAGAAGAAACTCCTGTTAACTTACCAACAGAAACCGCCCCAGTGGTAGTTGATGCTAGAGCTGATGAGTGGGCGCGGGCCAACCCGTGGTTTAACTCTGACGAAGAAATGACATCACTAGCACTAGGGTTGCACCAAAAGCTCCTAAACAGCGGCGTAGCCGTAGGGAGCGACGAATACTACGAGAAGATAGACACTCGTATGCGCCAAGTATTCCCTGAGAATTTTGAGGATACTGTAGAAGTCGAAGAACCGAAAAAACAACCAAATGTGGTTGCACCCGCAACGCGGAGCGTAGCACCTAAGAAGATCAAGCTAACGCAAACACAGGTTAACATCGCTAAACGACTTGGAGTACCTCTAGAATTATACGCCCAAGAGGTTGCAGCAGAGATGAGGAAAAACTAATGGCCGAAAACCGTATAGACCGTGAACAGACCACCCGCGAAAAAACGACCCGTACTAGAGCTTGGCAAAGACCTGAGACCTTGCCGTCACCGAATCCCGAGCCGGGTTACGCATTTCGCTGGATTAGAGTCGCCACGCAGGGGCAAACTGACGCCACTAATGTTTCTTCCAAGTTTCGTGAAGGTTGGGAGCCTGTAAAAGCTACAGACCATCCAGAGATTACAATGGCTACTATCGAGAACGAGAAGTTTAAAGATAACATTGTGATTGGTGGGCTTATACTTTGTAAGGCTTCAAAAGAACTGATTGATGAACGCACCGCTTATTATGAGCAGCAAACTAGAGGCCAGATCAAATCAGTTGACAACAACCTTATGAGAGAAAACGACCCTCGTATGCCGCTCTTTCATGAGCGACAGTCAAAAGTTACTTTTGGCTCTGGGGGTTAACATTAAACCCTTGTTGTCTGGAGACAAATAGATGGCATATCCTACCATTGATGCCCCATATGGCCTCCGCCCAATCGGAATGATTGGTGGCCATAGCTATGCGGGTTCTACACGTAAGATCCCCATCGCTTCAAACTACGGCACTGCTCTTTTCTACGGAGATGTGGTGCAGTACAAGAACGATGGAACTATCATTATCACCACATTACAGAACGACACCTCTGTAGTAGCTGGTGTTATTGGTGTATTCATGGGAGTAAGTTACACTGATCCTAATACAGGTCAGCTAACCTTCCGCCAAAGCTACCCCGGAAGCATTGTAGCTTCTGATATTGAAGCCTACGTATGTGACGATCCAAACGTACTGTTCAAGGTGGTAAACTGCACTAGCGCGTCTGCCGATGGCGCAACTGGTGGACTGCTTCCTGCGTATGTTAGCCGTGCTAATGCAATCTCTTGTAATGCAGAGCTTGTTCTTAACACTGGTGTGACAGCGTCAGGTAACAGCCGCATGGGAGTGTTTATTAACAACGTGGCAACAATCTTACCGATTACTGTTGTTGATGTTGTTCCTGACACTGCAAACAGTTCAGGTAACTTTGTAGAGTTTATTGTAAAACTCACGCAGGGCTATCAACGTTATCAACAAACTGCTGGCGTATAAGGAGGGGTAGACAATGGCTATTTCACGCGCACAACTACTTAAAGAACTCCTTCCCGGCCTGAACGCTCTGTTCGGATTGGAGTACGCAAAATACGGTGAAGAACACGCAGAGATCTTTGAAACAGAGACTTCTGATCGCTCTTTTGAGGAGGAGACCAAATTATCGGGCTTCTCAGCAGCACCAGTCAAAAACGAAGGCTCTGCCATCGAATATGACAATGCACAAGAGGCATTCACCGCTCGCTATTCACACGAGACCGTTGCAATGGGCTTTTCAATCACTGAAGAGGCTATTGAAGATAACTTGTATGACTCACTGTCAGCTCGTTATACAAAGGCTCTCGCTCGTGCTATGGCGTACACAAAACAAGTTAAGGCAGCGACCATTCTTAACAATGCCTTTTCTAGCGACACTACATACGGCGACGGCGTAGAGCTTTGCTCCACAGCCCACCCGCTTGTTAATGGTGGCACCAACTCTAACGAGCCTGCAACTCCAGCGGATCTTAACGAGACTTCCCTTGAAGCCGCCGTTATTCAGATTGCTGGTTGGACCGACGAGCGCGGTCTGTTGATTGCTGCAAGGCCACGTAAGTTGGTTATCCCACCGAACCTGCAGTTTGTTGCAACTCGTTTGTTGGAAACTGAAGGACGTGTGGGAACAGCGGATAATGACCTTAATGCGCTTCGCAATAACGGTTCTATCCCTGAAGGATATACGATCAATCACTATCTGACAGATACTGATGCGTTCTTCCTTATGACTGACGTTCCAAACGGTCTGAAGCACTTCACACGTAGCCCAATGGCTACCTCTATGGATGCTGACTTTAGCACTGGCAACAGCCGGTATAAGGCCCGTGAGCGTTATTCATTCGGTGTATCCGACCCACTGGGTATCTTCGGTTCACCCGGAGCTTAACTGGATTAGAGGGGGGTGGCTTGCTACTCCCCTCTTTTTCCTATACGATACATTATCCCTGACAGTTGCATTGAGCGGCTGACACTAGCCACGACAGGAGATAGACATGGCTAATACTACCTTTAACGGTGCAGTCCGCGCCGAAAACGGATTTAAAGTTGTAACTAAAAGCTCCACTTTAGGGACTTTTACGGAGCAGCTAAACGCTAGTAGCGGTGGCGTTCTTGAAGTTCAAAAAGTCGCTACATCTGGTAGAGATAACATTGTTGCAGCGGGTACAACCGTAGGCTCGAATAACGCCAGCTTGGGTACAGCAGCTACGATCTTTAACGTCACACCAAACGCACATGGTTCTGGTATTGCTGATGCAGCAATCAACACCTTTGTTAACAAGGTTGGTGGGGATATCGTTACCACGATCCTCGTTGATCTGCATGGTGGACTAGCATCTGGCGGTGCAGCCAACGATGTTATCGGTACTGATGGCGGGGCAGCAAATGCGTACATCGCAGAGCTTACAAGCGCAGTAAATGGTGTTCCATACAAGATGGAGTTCATCTGTATTGAAGTGCCAACTGGCGGTGATCCAGATATTAATCTTGTTTGTTCTGCAACAGGTACAACGGCTGAAAACGCTGCTGTAACCAGTGGCACTGTATTGTTTAACAATGGAGACCTGACATTGGGGCTTCATAACGAGGCTGATGCGGGTTCTACACTGGCAGCTTTGAGCAAGAAGTATCTGTATCTTACATCAGGTGATGCTACAGAAGCTGCTTATACGGCTGGCAAGATCGTTGTTAAGATTCACGGTGCAGCTTTTGACTATGCTAATGGCTAATATTAACGGAGAGGGGGACACCTCTCTCCTTTCTTGAAGGAGATTGATATGGGTCATAGCTCAGACATAAAAGCTAAGTTTATTAGCGATGAGAACGCATCAGATGATGATCGTTTAGTAACCGCCGCAAGACCAAACACCAGTGCAACCATGGCTAACACCACCTTCGCAGGGGGCGGTGCTAGGAACGTTACTGTCACAACCACAGGCACGGGCGACAACGCAAAAACTTGTACGATTACAGGTACAGATGTTTTTGGTGCCGCTATGACAGAAGTAATAACTTCTACTGGTAGTGCTGAAGCTGTGGCAGGCACTAAGTTGTTTCTGACAGTAAGTGCTGTCGAGTGTTCCGCTCAGTATGCAGCAAACATTAAAGTAGGGTCAGGAGATCTTTGCGCAGAAGCCATAAATGGCAGCAATAGAATCAGACTCAAAGGATTTTCTATAGTATCTGGTGGCACCGCAGGGACAGTTGAGTTCTTCAACAATACCCCTGAGAACGGTTCTGCTTTGTTTAAGTCTCGTACCATAGGCACTGACAACACCACATTGGATAGAACTATACCAGCAGATGGCGTTCTGTTTGAAGATGGCATGTCGGTCAAATATACGATAGCTACTATAGACATGATGACGTTCTTCCATGGCTAGACGTAAAGGCACAATGAAGGGCCATACGATTGGTGGCGGACATAAGCGCCCCACTAAATCTGGTGCTGGAATGACTAAAAAGGGGGTTGCTAAGTATCGCAAAGATAACCCCGGCAGTAAGTTAAAAACCGCAGTTACTGGTAAGGTAAAGGCTGGTAGTAAAGCTGCAAAACGGCGCAAGTCATATTGCGCTCGTAGTGCAGGACAAATGAAAAAGTTTCCGAAGGCTGCTAAAGATCCTAATTCAAGACTGCGGCAGGCAAGGAAGAGATGGAAATGCTAGATGCCGTACTTACAGTCCAACATACCATACTTCAAGGCTTGGGTTCGTAGAGAATACACCAAGAACTTAGAAGAGTATCACGGCGAGTTTCTACATGCTATGGTTGTTGCTGTAACCACTATGCCCAACCGCACTCTTAGCTTTCAGGTTATCTTCACAGGGTGTGAGTCAGATGACACTGACGAGCCTAACGTACATGGTGGCGCAATGTGGGCTAGGATGCCCCTCACAGCGCTTGTAGCGGACACACCGTACGAAGAGTGGCCTACAGAGCTACCGCCCTACCTAGCGCAGCCTTGGGACTGTATGTCCCACTATCATTCAGTATACAAGATTGAACGAGCATCGCCCGCGCCTTGGATAGCCAAGGTAGATGGTGAGTTCTACCCTGCAAAATATTACTTTACTGTCGATTACACAGACAGTGAGATCGCAGATGACCCAGCACAACACAAACAAAGCCATGTGCTTGAATTGTTAGATGCTGGCGAGTTTACAGGTAACATGGTAGCGTTACCTAATAATCGGGTGCGAGTCACGCATCCTGCATGGTTTGAGACAGGGCAGGGCGCGCCCGACTTCAGACCAAACCAACATACCTTCAACTCAAAAGAGGATGTGGGGTATGTGTGGGATACTGAGCGCGTGTTCAACAACCTGTATAAGGATGAGTAAGATGAAAATGATGATGAAAAAGAAGGGTATGGCCAAGGGTGGCATGACCAAGAAGGGCTATCAAATGGGCGGCATGATGAAAAAGTCAAAGAAAAATAAGAAAAGTAATCTTATGGATGCAATCGCTCAAGTGGACAAAGAACAGAAGCCCAAGCCCAAGCCCAAGCCTAAGACCGATAGGCAGCTTATGCAAATGAAGGGTGGCGGTATGGCCAAGAAGGGCATGGCTGCTGGTGGTATGATGAAGAAAAAGGGCATGGCCAAAGGTGGCATGACTAAGAAGGGCTACAAGAATGGCGGCAAGGTCCGTGGTGTAGGTATAGCTTCTAAAGGTTTTCGTCCTGCAAAAATGGTCATGATGTCCAAAGGTGGTAAAAAGGGTGGTAAGAAGTAATGCCTAAAGACGCTTGTTATCATAAAGTAAAATCTCGCTACAAGGTTTTCCCGAGCGCATATGCTTCAGGAGCCATTGCGAAATGCCGAAAAGTTGGTGCTGCTAATTATGGCAATAGCAGCAAGAAAAAGAAGAAAGCCACTGGGGGAGTTGTACAACTCTCTGGTGGTGGTATGGCTAGAAGAAAACGGGCTGCTCGTAACCCCAACATAGCTAGGGGCTGCGGTATAGTTCAAGAGAATCGCCGTAAAGTTACAAAGTACGTGTGAGGCTTTTATGGCGGTACGTAAAACTAAAAAGGGACTAGCGCTAAAGCGATGGTTTAAAGAGGATTGGAAAGATGTATCCACTGGCAAGGCGTGTGGCAGACAAAAGGGTGAAAAGCGTGGAACTCCTTACTGCCGCCCTTCCAAACGGGTTTCTTCAAAAACTCCAAAAACGTCGTCCGAAATGTCGTCCTCTGAAAAAAGAAAACGTATTAGCCAAAAGAAACGACTCGGACAACCAGCAGGTAAGCCAAGACGAGTAGAAGCAGCTCGCCGGAAAAGGAAGAAATAGATGGCAACGTCAGGCACCACCGCATTTGATATGGATTTCACTGAAATCGCTGAAGAGGCGTGGGAGCGTGCTGGGCGTGAAATGCGGTCTGGGTATGATCTTCGCACTGCTCGCAGGTCCATGAACCTGATGACTATTGAGTGGCAGAATCGCGGTATCAATATGTGGACTATTGATAGCGGTACAATTTCAGTTACTGCAGGAACAGCACAATATAGCTTGCCAGCAGACACTGTGGACTTGCTTGACCATGTAATCCGTACTAATGCGGGCAACGCCGCAACTCAATCGGATCTCACCATAACTCGTATTGGTGTTAGCACTTACTCGTCTATCACTAACAAGTTAACAACTGGTAGACCAATCCAAGTGTTTGTAGAGCGATTAGCAACGCCCAGAATAAATCTGTGGCCTGTGCCTGATACTAGCTACACATTTGTATATTTTAGAATGAGAAGAATAGAAGATGCTGGTAGCGGAGTAGAAACAGCAGATGTTGTTTTCCGCTTTTTGCCCTGTCTGGTTGCGGGGCTAGCGTATCATATAGCCATGAAAGAACCAGAGCTTGCAGGTAGGATTGATATGCTCAAAGCAGCGTATGACGAGCAATACAATTTAGCTGCTGGTGAAGATAGAGAGAAAACCTCTGAGCGTTATGTGCCGAGGATTGCTAGGATTTAGTTATGTCAAATAGATTTGCGTCAATAAAACGGGCAATAGCTGAATGTGACATATGCGGGTTCCGCTATAGACTAAAAGAGCTACGTAATATAATAAGAAAAGGCAGCGATACTAATTTAAAAGCATGTCCTTACTGTTTTGATTACGATCACCCACAAAACGAGTTAGGTATGTTTCCTGTACATGATCCACAGGCTATAAGAGACCCGAGGCCGGATTTTGTGGGGTACGCAGAAAGCAGAGCGTTAAAATATTCTGGGTCTTTGGATAATAAACTAGAGTTTGTGATGACCGCATCTCTAGGTTCAGTAACAGTAACAACTTCGTAGGAAGTACAATGGCAATGACGAGGGCAAACATGGGCAAGCAAACAAGCACAGGTGGTTTTCCTGATCTTACAGGTGACGGCAAAGTGACTAAAAAAGACATTTTAAAAGGTCGTGGCGTGCAAGGATTTAAAGCAGGCAAAATGGTACGGTCAAAAGGCGCAGCTAGAGGCGGTATTAAGATACGCGGTACAGGTGCAGCAACTAAGGGACTTATGGCTCGCGGTCCTATGGGGTAAGTTATGAACTACACTAATCTAAAGGCAAATGTTGAGGATATCTGCGAAACAACGTTTACGTCGAGTCAACATGAGTTATTTGCACAGCAGGCAGAACAGTTAATTTTTAATTCTGTTGAATTGCCAGCTTTGCGTAATGTTGATAGTAGTAGTTTAACTGCTGGTAATGAGCTGTATACTACACCTGATGGGTATTTATACACCTATAGTTTAGCAATAGTAGATAATGATACTCAGACTTTCTTACTAAATAAGGACTCTAATTTTTTAAGAGAAGCATATCCTGTAACCACAACTGCTAAACGTGGGCTACCAAAGTTTTATGCTTACCATAGCACTTCAGGTTCAAATGTAAGATTTATGTTTTCTCCAATTCCAGATGCTAATTATACATTAGAACACATCTACGCAAAATACCCTACGTCCATAGTGACAGCAGGGGGTACTTATCTGGGAGATAACTTCGATACCGCGCTTCTAAACGGCACACTGATGGAAGCAGTACGTTTTCAAAAAGGTGAAGCTGATGTGGTTGCCATGTACGAAAAACGGTATCTGCAAGCCATTGGGCTGTTACAACGAGCAGGAGACGGCAAGCTGCGTCAGGACTACTATCGTTCTGGGCAAGCCCGTACGCCTGTAGCGTAAGGATAGAGTATGACTGTAACTCAAACATTGTGTACATCGTTCAAAGTTGCTCTGCTAGATGGAGAGATGGACTTTAGTAGTGATACGTCACAAACGTTTAAGATTGCGTTGTATACGTCTAGTGCAACTTTAGATGCGACCACCACGGCGTATTCTACGACTAATGAAGTTAGCGGGACTGGCTATACCGCTGGTGGAAATACTCTTAGTATAGCCGCTAATCCAGCATCTTCAGGGACTACAGCGTTTTTGGATCTTGCTGACACGACTTGGAGTTCATCTTCGATTACTGCTAGAGGGGCATTGATCTACAAGTCTGCAACGGGCAATCCTGCAATAGCAGTGATTAATTTTGGAGAAGACAAACAAACAAGTTCTGCAGATTTTGTAATACAGTTCCCATCTGCAGATAAGACAAACGCTATAATTCGTATTGATTGATTGCAGTTTTTGATGATTGTGTGTACTAATTATAGCATTCGTGAGGTTTTGTAATGGCAACTCAATTTAGCACTCTTTTAAAACTCGCACTACCAGTTCAAGGCGAACTGTCAGGTACGTGGGGAGATTTGTTAAATAACAGTGTTACTAACATGGTTGAGGAAGCTATAGCAGGTTCCAAAACCATAAACACTTGGAGTGGCAACTCCGCTACACTATCCACCGCAGACGGTGCTACTGCAGAAGCTAGAGCTGCGATACTAAACCTAACTGACACTGGCACATCACTATCTGGTGCAGCTACAGTTATCGTCCCTGCTCTTACCAAAACGTTTATTGTAAAGAATGGCACCGCACAGACGGTTACAGTTAAGACAGCATCAGGAACTGGTATCGCTATTATTAGCGGTAGTACAGGACATGTGTATTGCGATGGCACCAATGTCGTTGAAAGTCAGAACTATGTAGCCGGTAACTTTGGAGTTGGTGGCAATCTTACAGTAACAGGCACTACTACGTTTAACGGCGGTACAGTAACTCTTGGTGATGCAAACACCGATAACATTGTGTTTGGTGGCGAAGTAGATTCAAACATTATTCCAGATGACGATGGAACGTATGATCTTGGTAGTTCTTCCAAGGAATGGAAAGATATATACATTGATGGCATAGCGTATCTAGACGCTATTAATTTTAACGGCACAGCTATTACCGCTACTGCAGCAGAATTAAATATCATGGACGGTGTGACATCCACCGCAGCAGAGCTAAACATTCTAGATGGCGTAACATCCACTGCTACCGAACTAAACATCGTGGATGGTAACACATCTGCTACATCAACCACACTCGCCGATGCTGATCGCGTTGTTGTAAATGACAACGGCACAATGGTGCAGGTTGCACTTACTGACTTTGAAACATACTTTGAAAGCGCATTAGACACGCTATCCAATGTGACGACAGTTGGAACGCTTAATTCTGGTTCAATCACGTCTGGCTTCGGCACTATTGATACTGGCTCATCAACGATTACAACCACGGGTCTTATCACTGGTGGATCATTAGACATTGACGATGTTGTAATTAACGGCAGCACTATCGGTCACACAGACGATACAGACCTCATTACTGTGGCAAATGGTGTAGTCACCGTTGCTGGAGAGATATCAGTCACTACACTTGATATCGGCGGCACGAATGTCACATCAACAGCAGCAGAACTAAACATCTTAGATGGTGTTACTGCTACCGCCACAGAACTTAACTATAACGACACAGGCGCTGCTGTTGGCGTGGTGGTGGCCTCTAAAGTGGTTACGGCTGATGCAAATAAGGACGTTGCCAGCTTTCGTAACATTACTCTAACAGGTGAGTTAGACGCAGGATCGCTTGATGTATCTGGCGATGCAGATATAGATGGTACACTTGAGGCTGATGCAATCACAGTCAACGGAACAGCACTCAACACAGTTATTGCAGGGGTAACAGTATCCAATGCTACCTTATCAGCGACAGCTACTGTTACTGACAGTACAGCAAACACCAACTTCCCGGTTGTATTTCATGACGAGTCCAATGGGCTTTTAGATGACACGGGTGCTTTACGTTACAACCCAAGCACAGGCGAACTTTTAGTACCTAAACTTACTGTAGCAGGCACTACAACCACTGTAGACACAGTGACCATGAACGCTCAGAACGCCATTGTTTTTGAAGGTGCTACTGCTGACGCTAACGAAACTACACTGACTATCATAGACCCAACAGCAGATCATACAATTAACTTACCAAACGCATCAGGTACAATACCTGTGTTAGCTGCTGCAAGCACCACAGCGATTACATCCACCCCTGCCGAACTAAACATTCTTGATGGTGCTACAGTAGTCGTGGGCGAAATTAATGCCCTTGATTTGGGTTCAACAGCAGTTGGTAACGCTATTGCGTCTAAGGCAGTCATACTCGACTCCAACAAAGATTATACAGGCATTCGTAACTTTACAATTACTGGTGAGTTAGATGCGGGTTCTTTGGACATTAGCGGTGATGCTGACATTGATGGCACGTTAGAAACAGATGCGCTTTCTATAAATGGAACAGCCGTCACATCAACTGCTGCAGAACTAAACATTCTTGATGGTGTCACTGCAACTACAGCAGAATTAAATCTAAATGACACTGGCGCAGCAGTTGGCACGGTTGTAGCTAGCAAGGTTGTAACTGCAGATGCCAACAAGGACGTAGCTAGTTTTAGGAATATAACTCTCACAGGTGAACTGGATGCTGGTTCTTTAGATGTTTCTGGAGATGCAGACATTGACGGAACACTGGAAGCAGATGCGATCACAGTAAATGGTGCCACCCTTAATTCAGTCATTGCTGACGAAGCGACAGCCTTGGCGATTGCGTTAGGCTAAAGGAGAAATAAATGGCTAACACATTTAAGGTAGTATCGCATGACGTTATGCCAGCATCCAGCGGTACGCCAGAAGACCTTTACACCACACCCGGAAGCACTACCACTATCGTGCTTGGTATGGTTCTGGCAAACGTACACACCAGCCAAGTCACAGTAAGTGTGAAGCTGGTAAGCGATACATCCGGCGGTGGACGTGCAGCAACAAATACAACTACGTTTTTGTTGAAAGATGCACCTATACCTGTTGGCGGTTCTTTGGAGATTTTATCGGGTAACAAAGTTGTTCTTGAAACAACAGACCAGATTGAAGTTGACTGCTCCGTAACGGATAAAGTCAGCGTAACCATGAGCATCATGGAGATAACCTAATGGCATATCTTGGCAACAACGTACCTGCTAACTTTCAAA